TATTTAGCAAGAGATATTGACCTTGAAGATGTCAGTGATAAGTATTCAATGAAAGGCACTATTATTATAAAAAATTTAATTAACAATGAAGAATTAAGTGAGTATGACAATATCTCTTGCAAAACGATAGCTTCATACTACAAAAAATATTTTAATATTGATATTGATAAAAGATTGAAGAAATACAATTTATCTCCTCTAATGGATGAATGGTACACTAGTAATGACAATGAAAGTAAAACAAATTTTATTTACAATTTAAAAAAATGTTTTGGAAAAATTGATCCTGATTATTCAAATATTAGTACACTATTTGGACATATGTATTTTAAAACTAATGATAATAATTATTATGAAGATGAAAACATGATCAATCGGTTGAATTCATGGTTGTTTACTGTTTATGACCTACCTGAAAATACAGAGGCAAGATTATTACAAAAGATGAGTGATTTTAAATTGATGCCTTTTGTATCAGTCAGACGCGAATCGAATGGTTCACAATTGTCATTTGAAGAATATTTAGATGACTATGCTCTGTGGGCCACGATTGGCGGTACTAGTTTAAAGAATGTAAACAGAACTAAAGGAATTAATGCTTCAAAGAGATACAATGCAGTATTGAATCGTGATGTATATTTAAAAGAATTTGAAAAAATTATAAATTTTGGTGTTGGTACAAAAGATGAATACGAGGTGAATGTTGTTATTAAACATGAAACAAATGCTATCAGATTAGTTGCTTTGGTGGATGATTTAATTTATATCATCGAAAGCTGGATTTTACATTATATGGACTTCTCTAAAGCACATTTTATGCCCTTAGTTGCTAAGATAGATGATTATTGGAATAAAATAAGGGAAAGAAGAAATTTTGGATGGTATGCATATTGTAATGATTTTGCTAATTATGATGGTCAGATGAAACTAAAAATTTTAGCTCGCATACGTGAGTTTGTATGCAAGTTTATCCCTTCTGGATTAAGTGATCGTCAAAAATTGAATCTGACTAATTGGTTAGTAAATGTTACATTTAAACAATTTATGATGGTTGGTGGACAAAAAAGAAAAATAGTTAATGGATTACCATCTGGTGATAGATTAACAACCTTAGCCAATTCTGTTTTAAATTATTGTATTTTGGAATTAGCCCTTGAAGAACTTGGGATTTATGATGCTGTAATTATAGTTGCTGGTGACGATAGTGTTGTGTTAAGTGATAGTGTATTACTTAACAGAATGCCCGATGTCTTACTAGAACTAGGATTCTCAATATCTAAACATAAATCCAAGTTTTTAAATGCATACGTTGGAAATGTAGAATTTTTAAAACTAGAGTTGATTGAACAAAATAGAAAAGAGGTGGAATTGAGGGGACAGAAATATAGGGGATACTCGGCACTTATGTTCAAGGCTTTGGAAAAGATAGAAATAAGAGAAGCAATTAACAGAAGAATAGATGCTTATACTAAGTTATACACTAGACATCGAATGGATTTTAAAGAGAATAAAAATTTAATAATTGATGATATGTTCTATGCAATGAATCGGTTTATATTAAAAAAAGATTTAAATACTTTAATGCACATTCCAAAAATGTTGGGTGGATTTGGTATGTTAGAAGTTTGGAATGGTTATGCTGTATGGGAAGGCGGAATTGATGAGGTTTTAAAGAAAGATATTGATTACCGAGCTTTTTTAAGAAAGATAGCAAGAAAAAATGAAACATTCTCGGCTACTGCATTAGTAAACGAATTAAAAATTTTAGTCGGAAGGAGAACAAAAGCAAAAATAATAAACAAGATCGTTCAACCTATTTTAATATCACAAGTAATTAATAGTAATCCAAATGAGTTAATGGATGTTATGAGGTTTGTTAATAATGAAACATCCTTTGGTAGTAATGTAATTCCTGGTGATATGGAAGCAACAATGGCATCACTCGACGAGCCATCTATTGGTACAATAAAGAGATGCAAAAATTTTAGTATAACAAGAGTTGGTAATATAAAAATTATAGAAAAAGGACACGAATACTACATCTCTCGAAAAACATATGATACTATTAGAGAATCTCGTTTAAGTAATACTGTTATTGATTTCATTAGAAAAAGTGAAAAACTACCAATTATTGTTGAACCACGTTATTCCGTTAGGTTTGGAGAGTTCAATTCACGGATCGGACTGGTCTCTAAATCTCTCTTGAATTACGTAGCAGCGTTCAGGTTAGATTACACCTCAATGGTGTCTGTTATTTGTTGCGTATTGAAATTATTATAGCG